GGTTCACCCGTGCCGGGATCACGGACTCGCCGCGGTGGACGACGGCGATGCCGCTGCGCGCGATCGTTCCGCCCGTAGCGAGCTGCGGCAAGCCAGCGAAAGGATGCGCACCCCCAAAGCGAAAATCAGGCCCAGGTAGGGGGACGGTAAACCCCGGAATGCCGAAGCCGCGGACGCGGTCCAGCACCGCATTTATTGCGCCCCTCACAACATCGGCCAACACGCTGGCCAATCCCCTCACGCCAGCGACGATGCCGTCCTTGATCGCGCCTCCGAGCGCCTTGGCTGCGGTGAGGAAGTTGTCCTTGAATCCCTTGACCATCGCCACCAGCGTCTGCAGGACGTTGCGGGCGATGTTCTTGAGCGCGTTCCAGGCCGCTCCCCAGTCACCACGGAGCACGGCGAGGACGAGGTTCACGATCTGCTTCACGTTGTCGAGCGTGTTGCGAACGATCGCGACCACGGTTCTGAAGTTGCGTTTCACGTCGTCGCCGAAGCGCTCCCAGAAGGCACGCGCGCCCTCGACGATTGCCTGGATCGTCGGCATGAGATTCGCGTTGAACCAGTTGAGGAGCTCCTGGCCCTTCGCCTTGATGACTTCGAAGGCACGGCCGGCGACTGCCTGGAACTTCGGCCAGTTCCGTTCGGCCCACGAGATGAACTGCGTGCCCCAGTTGAAGAGCTTGGTCGCGAGTGGCAGGAACTTCTCGCCAATCTTCTCCTGAAGGTTCTCCAAGGCCACACCGAATTTCTCCTGTGCGCCAGCGGTGGAGTCGCCGTAGGCCTTCGCCTGTCCCCCAAACTTCTTCTGCAGGACGCCGAGTGCCTCGGTGGCCGTGGCGCCTTCTTTGAGCGTGATCCCGTAGCGGGAGAGGATGCCGAGGTTGCCGCCTGCGACCTTGCCGATAAGCTCGCCCGCCTTGGCGACGGGGATGGACTTGGCGCGTGCGAAGTCGGCGGCGAGCGCGTTGAGCTTGAGTGCCTTGGTCACGTTCCCCGTCACGCGAACGAGATTCGTGAACGAGTCCTGCAGGTCCTCATCGTCGAGCGCCGAGAGACGCGACTGTGCCGTTATCACGCGGTCGATCTGATCGCGGTGGTTCGCCCAGGAGATGCCGCTCGCCTTCAGCTGCGCGCGCATACGCAACTGCGAGACCTCGGCCTCCTTGGCTGCGTCCACGGACTTCTTGAGCGCGACGGCGGCTAGCCCTACGCCGGCAACGACGGCGAGCCCGCCCGTCTTCGCTGCCATTCCGATGCGCTTTCCCCACTTGCCGCCCGCATCGGAGGAGTTCCTGAAGGCGCGCTCGAGCGAGCGACTGTCGCCGAGGAGCTGTACCTCGATCCGCCGTGCCATCTAGCGGCTCATCCCTTCGAGCACGGCATACGCATCCTCGAGCTGCCACATGCTCAGATCACCGATGTCGACCATGATCCCTAGCGACCCAAGGCCCGCAGTCCAGTAGTCGGCGGTTCGTCGGTCTGCGAGTCCTTCCCAGGCTGATCGTCCTGCGCGCCCTCCGCGGGCGCGTCCGCCGGGGGGCTCTCCTCGTCCTCCTCCGCGTCGACGATGTCCTGCACGTCGAGGTTGAGCGCGTAGTCGGCGACGGCTGAGACATCACGGCGCTCACCTTCGGGTTTGGCGTCCTCCTCGCGCATGAGCGACATGAAGATCGCCAGGAGGAACTTCTCCGTCTCGGTCGTCTTGTCGGCCATCATGTCGATCCCGAAGGCCCGCTCGGCGCGCACCTGCTCCTTGAGGCGCCAGTTCTCCACGATCTCCACATCGCGACCTTCGATTCGTGCTCGCATCTGCTCTCCTCTCAGAATCCGTGCTTACGGGCGAGGAAGCTGAAGGCGTCCTCCACCTCGTCGGCGATGTCGTCACCGTGCTCGTCCAGCGCTTCCCCGAGCCGACGCTGCTGAAGCGTTCCGAAGTCGCCGCGCTGGCCCGTGACCTTCTTGGCGCCCTGGGTGACGAAGGCGCCGCGGATACCGGCACGCGGCTTGATCGTTCCCACGTTGGCGTCGTCGTAGATGCTGATCTTGGCGCGGGCGGTAATGGCCACCGGCTCGGCGGCCTCCTTCAACGCCTCGCGCGCCTCCCTGGCGACGGAAGACTCCATCGCCTTCAGCGCGCGCATCGTCTCGCGGTAGCCCTCTACCCGGACAGTGCCCTTGGTCGCTGCCACTACGCTCCGACCGGAAGCGGCACGCGCACGACCGCCGCCGTGACGCCGGCCGTGGCCGTGTAGTTCACGGTGGCGAGGCCGGTGGACGAATCCGCGAAGCGCGCGTAGGGGAAGGGGCCGATCATCTCCTCCCCGGTCGTGGCCGCGATCGTGACCACCACGTCGGCCACCGCCAGGCCGCCCACGCCCGTCTGCGTCGAGACGACGGTGATGTCGCGCGTGGCGCCGTTCGTGTTCTTGACCCACAGGAACGTGCGGTCGTCGGGCACAAACGTGTCCGAGGCGGCGACGGCGGCGAGAGACGGCAGAGCGCCGGCATAGCCGAGCTCCTGGGTTGCGAATAGCGCCATCTCTCCTCCCTACGGGGTCGTGTCGCGGACGATGCCGGTCGAGGAGGCGTTGCGAAACGTGACCTCCGTGGTGTTGGCCGAGCCGATGTCTCCCGAGATCGGGCTGTAGCTGTAGACCAGCGCACTCATCTGGAACTCGGGGTTCGTCGCGGAGATCGCCCCGCTCGTCGTGCGGATGTTGACGTTGACGGGCGTGGTCGACGAGATCAGCGGCCAGATGGTCGCGTCCACCTTCGCTGCGTCGTAGTCCTGGAAGAAGGTCACGGTGATGGTGCCGTCGGGGATGCCCGGCGTGAACTCCTGGAACGCGGAGCCCATGGCCGTCACCTCCACCTCGGGACGCGACGCCTCGATCGTGACGGCGTTCGCGTGGTCGGAAAGAACGACCGAGTTGACCTCCACCCGGCAGTCCCTGAGCACGTGCTTGGGCATGACTTACTCCTCCTCTCCTGCTGGTGCCGCCAGCGCCGGATGCGCCTTCCCGTAGTGCTCGCGGAGATCGAGCAGGTCGGCGTAGGTCTTCGCCTTCTCCGTCTTCGTGCCGTGGGCCTCGCACGCGGGGCAGTGGAGCCGGTCGGCCTTGGCCTTCGGCCCGGTCACGACCCGGATCGCCCCGCCCTCGATGAGGAAGCCCTCGAGCTCCGGGTGGAACGTGTAGCGAAACCGCTCCCCCGGCTTGTGGCCGGCAACCTCGGAGGTGCCGGCAACCTCATACGTCTTCTCCATGCTCATCCCTCCGCGTAGACCTCGACCTGGAAGCGCATGCCGAGCACGTCGCCGCCCGACTCGCGCGCGTAGGTGGAATAGCCCGAGGCGCTCTGCACGGTCACGTCCTGGGCGGCGCCTGCGAGCGTGGGGTCGCTCTCGAGCGCGCCGCGCACCTGCACCGCGAGCGCGTCGAGCGCCTGCTGGGAGCCGATGTCGCCGCCCGCCGTGGGCACGAAGACGGTGACGACGAAGCCCCAGGACTCGAGGCCGTTCTGGCTCGCCAGGTGGAAGGCGATCTCGCCGGGCACGATCTCGGCCGCGGGCGGCGTCGGGTTTGACATCGCATACGCGCTCACCTCGAGCCCGTCGACCGTGGCGAGATTCGCCGCCAGCGCCGCGCGAATGGCCGCGAGGTCAGGCAACGGGCACGCTCCGGTTGTAGGGCGCGAGCATCTGCTCGAGCTCGGGGTCGAAGCGCGAGATGCGAACGGCGTTGCCGTCGAGGCCGATGGAGACGATCCCGAAGGGCGCCTCGCGCTTGCGGCGAAGGAAGCGCGTCGCCAGGAGCGCGGTCGCGTCCTTGATGCCCTGCGGCGTCTGCGCCCACCCGAACTTCCCGGTCAGGCGCACCGAGCGCGGGTAGCAGGAGCGGAAGTAGCGGCTCGTGCGCGCGGTCGTCTGGATGTTCGTGAACGGGCGCCCGTCCACGGTGGCGTTCAGGGGGGCGAGCACGAAGTCGGTGTTCTCGGTCCACACCGAGGCATACGACGTGCCGCCCGAGTCGTCCGTGGCGAGCTCGGTCAGCTCCACGATCTCGTCCGTCCACAGGCGGTGCGGTTGCTCGGGCGTGTAGTAGCGGATCTCGTCGAGGGCGGTCGTGTACCAGCGCGTGTCGCACATCTCCTCGAGCGTGCGCGAGGCCGAGAGGAGCGCGCCCTCGATGTCGGCGTCGGCGTGTCCGCCCGCGAGCTCGAGCGTCGACTT